CTCCGCCAACGACACCTTTCACATGACCCTGATCTGCGATGATCTGAAAGTCACTTTGGTTTGATCCTGCTGTCCAACTTGTTTCATCATTAATCCCTGACCATGTGATTTGAGATTGACCACCTGAAAATCCAGTAACAACAAAATCTCTAACTATAGCCACATATCTTGCTTGAGGTGCATTACTTGCTAAATCAGCAAATTGCGTTCCACCTGAAGCTATAAACTGCAATCTTTGAGATGTATCGCCTGCAACAATAATTTTATTACCAAATGTGCAAAAGTTCCAATATTGATCAGTTCCTAAAGAATATCCGCCTGACTTTGAAACATCCGCTAACTGACTATTATTAGTATTAAATTTATATAATTTGCCTGCATCTCCTGCAAATAATTCTATTGATCCAGTGCTATCTTTATTAGAATAAATACCTTGTAATCTAGCATCGCCTGCAAGTGAAAAATCTCCTAAATCTTTAACCGCAGAATATCCAACCGCAGAAGGAATAACATTTTTTGCCACCTGAAGAGGACTTGCTATAGCCTGCTGATCAGGCAACCATTCTCCGAAATCTATCATTGCCTAAACCAAACCTCACTTCCAACATTTTGAGTTGTCCATACTTCTGAACCAATATTTTGTATTGCCCAAGTCTCAGATCCTTCTGCAACCTCAGACCAATCTTCTCCAATTATCTTTGCTACTACATTTGCAGTTGCAGTAGTGCTTCCAGTTGCAGTTGTAAAAACTTCAAAGTTTGCTGTCGCTGTTACTGTCGCAGTTGTACTTGCAGAAGCAACACCACTCGCAATCAATATAGGTGTTGCTGTTACTGTTGAACTTACTGAAGCATCTGCTGTTAATGTAGGCAGTATTCTTGAACAAGTAGCAGAAACAGTGGCAGTAACGCTTCCATTTGCAACAACTGTAACTTCATAGTTTGCTGTAGCCGACACAGTTCCAACTGAAGCAGAACTTGCTGTAATCAGAATGACTGTGTTTGCTGTAGCTGATACTGTTGAGGCTGTTGTAGCACTCGCAATAGCAAGTCTTATTTTAACTGCTGAGGCACTAACACTAGCTGAAGTTGATGCACTAGCACTGGCTTCATGTAATGTTAAATTATCTAGTTGCTCAAGAGTTCCTAAACTATCAAGAGCATCAATATTGCCCCAAATATCTAGCTGTTCTAAGGTAGCCATAACTTAACCCTAATCTGCGGATATTGTTAAAGAACCACTTGCTACTTTTAATATATCTCCACTTGCTATTGCTTTTGATGCAGTAAATGCACCATGAAATAAAAGGTTTCCTGAACTACTGGCATCAAAAATCGCCCAGTGGCTCACTGTACCCCATGAGCCAGTTGCAGGATTAAATTCTACATTTGCATTACTTGCTATTGATCCACTGGATGCAGAAGCAAACGTTATTGCTTTTCTAGTATAATTACTTCCTGATAATTCTGTTCCACTATTACCATCCGCAAAACTTCCAGTAGATAGTCCTAAATAGACTGCGGAAGGCGAACTGGTACTAGATGTCCCTGTGAAATGTTCAAGAAATTTAAGTTCAAGATAATCACTCATTGCTGACATTTTTTTCTCCTATGATGACATTTTTGAATAGATTGATGATATGTGTAAAGCACCAGTACCATAATGACTGCGTTGTTCATCTTTCCTGATTTCCTCTATCGATCTAGTGAACTTGGCATCATATGTTGATGCTCTCGCCTCATCCATTAAGTAAGTGTAAGCCTCAACTAAACTACCTGATAAATAAGCATCAGGATGACGAGTTAACATCACATTTGTTGTATTACTATCTGATAAGGCACTAAGGCTTCCTATATAGATTATTTCGGCTGTATAACTATCATCAGGTATTGGTCTAATTTTAAGTTCGCCACCGACAATTGAATAAGCTAGTGGCTTTCCAGTTGATCCAGTATAGGTTGTATCTAATGCAGTTGGACTTTTATATTCTAAAACTACATTTGGATTTGTGTTTAATTTTATTTCCCTTACTTCTCTCATATCAGTTGGTAAAGCTATAAATTCATCGCCACTTGTTAAAGTTGCATTTGCCCTTTTTTCCTGATCTCTAGTTTCTAATTCTCTAGATAATCTTGCTTCAGCTAACTGAATAAAGTTAGGTATCTGATCAGTTAAATCTGTTCTCGCTAAAAAATTAGCCACCGCAGTTTTTAACTCAGCATATGTTGATATACTCACATTGAGCCTCCGCCAGTTCTGAAAAATCTATTGTCAGGATCATTCAACCAAAGTCTCCACTTCTTAGAGGCTTCAGGATTATTTTTTGGATCTCCAAATTTTTTAGATAATTCTAAATATAAGTTATTAGGAATTTCAGCTATATGTTGCCAGTGTTTCTGAGTATTACCCATCATTGATCCTTTTTCAAAATCATTGGCTTTTCTTTTGTTGGCATCCAAAACTTCTTTAATATGTTGCTTTGTCTCGATAGTGTAAGTGCCATCATTATTGTCATGCCAAAAAGTTTCTTTTTGTGAAAATGGATTTCTTGATAATAATCTCGACATTATCTTTCCTTAAAAAAATCAAAAAAATTATAAAAAAGGGCGAAATTAATCGCCCCTTGATATTTAGTTTTTATGCACCTGATAAACCAATAACTGCGGAATGTGCTTTTGGTGCAGTTGGCATCAATACCCATTCGCATATGATTTGTTCTTTAATTGCATCTCCAGTTTGTGCAAGTTGTGTCTTGGAGAAGTTTCTTCCATTAAGAGTTCCGATCTTAATATGATCAGGATCAATAATGAATAACTTGTCATTACTCATAAATCTTGATGGAGTTAAATCTAATGTTCCATAATCAGTTAAATAAACTGACACAGATCCAACAAATGCAGGAGCAGAACTTGCAGTTGTGCTTACCTGATTAGTTACTAGATTTGTTCCTGACTGGCTGAGGTCAGAAATATTTGCCTTATTACTGGCATCACAGACCAAAACACGAGGTTTGCCTCCATCGTTCCATGCTTGTGTTACAGCATTGTCGATTTTTGCTAAAGTTAGAGCAGCTTCAGTTCCAGTTAAATCTGCAACATCAGATCCATCTCCAGTTCCAAATGAAATGTCAGAAGGAGAAGCATCTCCATTTGTCATCCATGTTACTAAAGTCGCTGACTTACGAGGCTCTGAGCCTGACTTTGCTACGTTAAGATCTCCGACAATCTTCTCTATGTCTCTTCTTAACTCAAGTCCTTTAAGCACTGATTGATAAGCACTTTCTTTGGCTCTTCCTGCTTTATCGACACTTTCTAAAGTTCCTGAGATTGCAAAATCTTTTCCACTTATTTGAGTGTGATTATTAAGGATTGTCGTTGCTGTAGGTGTTGCAAAGCCTGCATCTGCACCTTCAGAAAGACTGTTTTGTCCTGCGGAAGCTAATTCTTGAACACTCCACTGAACTAACGTTCCATTCACTGTTTCTTTTTTTGCTAAAGAAAAGATAGGAGTTTCATCACTATCAATCTTATAGATAATATCAGCAAGCTGTTCTCTTTCGCCAGTCTGATTTGCGGTTGTTAAAGTTGCCATTAAGTTCTCCTTTTAGGCTGATTTGTTTAAAAGTAGTTCGACAGCACCTTCTATAGTGCTGTTATTATTAAAACGATTGACCATCTCTTGATTTCGTTTTGATACAACTTCAGATTTAGTTTTAGGAGTTCCTGCTTTAACCATCTTTGGGGCAACCTTAACCTTCTTTTTGGCTTGAGTTTTGCCACCCATTAACTCGTCATACAACATTGCCTTCCGCAGAGTTACGATTGCACGATGATCACTTGCCTGAGCAATTTCATCATCTGAGTAACCCATATGGGATTTAGCATAAGAGATAACTTTACCTCTTTCAGCATCTCTGACTTTCTCGTCTCGCCATGCAGGGATCTTATCAAGCATTGTATCAAACTCAGTTTTTAAGTGGTTCTGATATTGTGCTTGTTGTTCTGCCTGCTGTTGAGACTTAATTGTCTGCTGTTGATGTTGTACTTTAGCTAAATTATTTTGTTGAATTTGATATTCGGCATGAATACTTGCAAATTCATCATTGGTCTTTGTTCTTCGCAGTTCTTCCCAATTAGGTTCAGGCACTCTTAATGCCTGCTCTATTTGCTGAAGTCCTTCCGCATACTGATCCCTCACTCGCTTCGCTTCGACACTTTCTGCCTCAATCGCTTTACTTTTTTGTGAAACTTCATTCATGCGTTTATGAAAAGTACGTTCTCTTTGATAACCTGATAAAGCCTCATCCAAAGTTACCTCTGCCTCTTCTCCATCAATTTTGACTTTAAAGAGTTGGACTTCTTCTTCAACTTGTTCATCATTATCTTCAAGTTCGCTTGTATCTTCTACTTCTTCGCCTTCACTGGAGTTATCTTCTTCGACTTCCTCTTGCTCGGTTGCTTCTGATACTTGAGCCTCTTCTTCAGGCTCGGTCACTGCCTCAATTTCAGGGTTAGCTTTTGCTTCCTCTTGAGGTAATAATTGGTCTATTGCTTCGTTAACTGATATAGAATTGCTCTCGTTTGAGTTTACATTTTCCATAAATTTTCCCTTTAGTTGTTTATAATTTTATCTAACTGAGACTTTGCCAATCTGCCATTTGCACTGACATTCTCAATTCCTGATTTGAGTGCTTTCAAAGATTGGTAAAGATAATAAATACGTTCTCTTTCCTCAGCATCTTTTAAGGATGAGTTCTTCCACGCATCTAAAAATTGATTTTCTAAATTTTCTAATATTTCTAAAAAAACTGGATTTTTTAATAAAATGTCAGCTTTATTTCCTTTTTCAAATTCTTTTCTTGCTTTCCCCTCTTGCATTAAGACCGCCTAAAAGGAGTAAATCCATTTAACCCCATTTGGTTTGTGAAGTTAGCAGGGCGGTATGCAAAGCCATCAATAAAGTTTTGATTAGCAGAATTAAAGTCAAATCCTGAAGGTGAGTTTACTGGTGCTTGATCTAAACTCGTTGCCCTATAATAAGCATCTCCTGAAGGAAATGGATTAGGATTAGTTGGTCTATTTGGACTTGATGTATCTAATCGACAAGCCTGCAAATCGTCATCAAACCTATAACCATCAGGACAAACTGGTTGTCCGCTAACTGGATTTCTTGTTGGGGCAACTGTCATTGAATTGCCATTCCCATCATCACCACCACCTATTGTTGGATCACCAAAAGGATTGCCTGAATTAAGTCCAGTATAAGTTGTAACATTAGGTAAAAAAGGTATGCCAAACAAAGGAGTTTGACCAGTTGCTCCAATTATGTTTCCTTGTGGATCAAAATATGGAGTTCCGCCCTGACTTAGCTTTGTACCTATTTTATTTTTTAATCCAAATATATCTCCTGCACCAACATTGATGTCAGCACTTCTAGAGGTAAATGGAGCATTTGCTACTGCACTCATTGGATTGGCATCAAAGAAATCCTGACTTCTTGCAAAATCTTGAACATCCATTGCAGAAGGAGTGTAAGGCTGATAATTGTTTAATCCTGCCCCTAACTGCTCACCTTGTGCCACCGCATTTGCAATAGCTGTTTGCCCTGCCACATAATTGTCTCTTGCTTCATCACTCGCATAACCACCACGATTTGGACTGCTCATCATATCATTATTGGTATTTAAATTAGTCAGATCCCCACCAAAGTTTCCAGTTATTTGATTAGCCTCTCTCTCATAGACTTCCATTGCCTCATCGCCACCTGAGTTGTCATTGTCAGAACTATCAGATCCAAAGCAATACATAGACTGCTCGATTAAGTCGGCAGGATCAAAACCTTCAAGTATTTTCTTTATTTGAAAACGCATAACCTTTTTTCCTTTTTGATGGTCTGTACCATTGACCTTTTACATTTGTTCCATATGTCTTTGTGACAAAATCCCTCATAGACCGAACCATCTCTCTAGTTCGCCCAAAAGGACTAACCCAATCAGCAAAATATAAATTTTTACCTGACTGCCAATCCTCTAGATCAAGAATTGTATTTCCATTATGAAGTCTTTCTAAAACTTCATCCGACACCCAACCCCATGTGCAAAAACCATGAGGCTTTGAGTTCATATAAAATATTCGGTACTGACCTAACTTAACTGGCGGAATAAAAATTTTTTTTACTTTGTGCATTTTAAAGTGATGGTGTGTTTGTGAGTGTGCCACCAAAAATAAAATGTCACCTAAGTAATTATGCTCTCGGTAAATTGGTTGAGATTTCTGCATCTGTTACCGCTTTAGCTACTCTTAACTCAGCTTCCATAGTTAATTCTTGTCTACGCATTTCTAATTCTGCGTTCATCTTTTCTCTAGCAAGCTGAATGTCAGCACTCGCCTTTTCTCTAGCCAGTGCAATGTCTGCTTCCAGTTTCATTTTCTTTGCTTCAATTTCTGCCTGAGCCTTTTGCATCTCAGCCTGCATTACTGGATTTTGTTGTTGCTGACCTTCTTTTTCCTGCTGTTGTTGTTGCATTTGCATTTGCACAGCTTGAGGGGCATTAAAGAACTGATTTGCATCTTTAAATCCGCCAATTTCGGTAATTTGTCGTAAGGTATTAACGTATTGAGGTAAACTGCAAATTGGGTTATCTGCTCCCAAAGTCTGCAAGATAGTTTCTTGCTTTTGTGCAATAGCTTGGAGAAAACTGATTTTTTGTTCGTCATCGGCTGTACCTAACCCCACATTAACAATTACATCAAAACCGCTAGAACCCTCTTGCGGATCTACTGCAATAAATTCATTTCTAAGTCTCACAATTCGTTCTTGTTG